AAGTCTAAGGTCTACAACGCTGGTAACGTCAACCCAACCCGTCAGAACATCCTGCAATACATTTCTGGAACCGTGAAGAACGGCGCAGAAGTGCCTAGCTTTGGTGTTTGCGGATTCGGTACTTGGACTCTGTTGGCTCAAGACTTTGTTGGTCAAGAGCAGTATGTCATCACCCCAGGTTCTGGGTTTGATGGCGACAACAACGGACCACAGGCTGCGTTCCGCGCATTGATGGTTGCTGGTGTGCCGATCTATCCAGATCCGTATTGCCCAGAAGGCGTTGTCTACTTTGTCAACACGAACTACCTGAACCTCTACATCCACGAGCAGGGTTCGTTTGTGTTTACTGGGTTTGAGTCCACTCTGCCTAACTGGCAGATTGGTTACGTCGGCGCAGTGCTGATGATTGCTGAGTTGATTAGTACTAAACCAAAGTCTATGACTAGGGTTAGTTCTTATAACTCTCTGACTCTGTAAGGAGAGAAACATGGCTCTCGCCCTAAACAAGATCCTGATTGCCGGTGCTAACAGCAATACCACCGGAGCATACTTTCAGACCACAACCCTCATCGCTCCTGCGACCGTTGCTGGCAACGTAGTCCCTGCTGGCGTATATCTGATGTTCCCAGTTTTGAACAGCCAGATCTACGCTAACAATGGCACTGCTCTGGCCCTTCTTACGGCGGCTAACACTGGTGGTGTTCTGATCAGCGACGGCGTGAACGTATTTGCCAACTCGACTACTTCGGCAAACACCATCACTCTGTTGACGGTCAACGGTGGTTTGACTGCGAACTCCACGTTTACTAGCTAAGGAGTAAACATGGCAAATCCAAATGCAGTAGGATCAAACACACCAGACTCGTTTGGTAACTATGCCATTGGCCGTGCTACCGGGGTTTCGTTGGCAACGGTTGGAAATGCTGTGGTAGCAATTCCCCTCCTCCAGGGGGGTCTCACAAATGCTGGGGCTCTCGCTGGATCTGGGGAAGTGATCATTCGTCGGGTTACGGTTCAGAACGCAAATGCAAGTGCATCTTTGGCAAACGTGAATATCACGACTACCAATGATGGCAACACGAGCAATGCGGTTGTAGCAACAGTCTCGTTGGCAAACTTGACTGCTGTTAACAGGTTCCAAGATCTGACGGTTGCTAGCCCTTACGCATTAACAACTGTTATAAATGGAGCAAATACCTCGGCTCTGTATGTGAACGTCACAAACGCAGCATCTGCAATTGTTGACATTCGTATTTACGGTGACACGGTTTCGTTCTAATGGAAGTGTTCGTAACCAACTGTAGTGATACCGACTTGACAGATCGTCATGCCGGTGTTGACTATAAGTTCAAAAAAGGTGTGCCTACGTCAGTACCTATAGAGGCTGCTAGGCACATCTTTGGTTACCAAGATGATCACAAACTCCCATACGCAGTCCGTCTGGGGTTTGCAACCCACTCGTCGGATGTTGAAATCGGACTTGAACGGTTGGCAATGTTCCGCATCGGCCAACATTCAGCGCAGGACCGCATTCCCTCGGCGGTAGGCGTAGTACCCCTACCCGTCAAAAAAGTAGGGGTAGGGGGAAAAGTCTCCTGAGGGTTACAATAGGCAACTATGGCAACCCTAAATTCGTACATCACAGACGTTCGCAGGCTCTTACATGATGCCAATGCGAACTTTTGGTCTAACGATGAGATTACGGATTACGTCAACAATGGGCGTGAAAGGGTAGTACGGGACACAGGTTGCCTGCGTACCCTGCAAATATCCGCTACACCACTCGCTCCAGACGGAACAGCCGCAACTATCTGGTCTGCTGGACTTGTTGTCACCGCAGGACAGTACATATTCTCAAATATCTTTATCTACCAAGTCACGGTAGGTGGGACGCTGGGAACTACATCTCCTCCGTACCCAACATCTGGGACCAATTTCCCTCCGTCAACCGTTTTTACTAACGGCACAGCAACCTTGCTGTACGTTCAGAATGCAGAAATTATCCCGTTTTCGTCGCTACCTAATGGTTCGCAGACTCTGGATGTACTCAATCTGACAATCTATTGGGGTAATTCTAGGATTCCCCTGCGTTACCTGCCCTGGACAAACTTCAACGCCCAGTTGCGTTACTGGCAGAACTACGTTGGACGGCCTGTGTGCTTCTCAACGTATGGTCAATCGCAAATTTACATCTCACCGATCCCTGACCAGTCCTATAGCATGGAAGTGGATACGGTCATTTTGCCTTCTCCGCTGGTTTTGACCAATCCTACGGTCAATGACGCCATTAACGACCCTTACACCGTTCCTGTGGCGTTCTACGCGGCCTACAAGGCAAAGTACAAAGAACAGAGTTACGGAGAATCTGAGATTTTCCTTCAGCAGTACAACCGTCAAGTGCAGAGCGTGTTGAATTCAGTCTTCACGCGCAGAATTCCGGACCCGTATAGCAGTCCTTACTAACATGGCATCCCAAGAACAGCAAAAAAAATACACTGTTCTGAAGACGTTCGGGGGGATTAACACCAAAGCCAACCGGACAGCCATCAAGGACAGTGAATTCTCGTGGTTGGAAAACGCCATGCCGATTGGCGACTCCAACATCAAGATTGTTCCTGCTCAAGAAGCTGTTAGAGACAGCACAGGCAATGTTGTTGTCTTTTCAAACACCACTTCTTACCTAACGTCTACAAATATCAATGTATCTGACTACATAGTCAGCTTTGAGATAGACGGTAGAGCGCAAGCGTTCAATCTGACGAGCAATGTAACCAGTAATGTGGCCGTTTCAGGCACATTTAGCAATGCCAACGTCAGTTCTGCACAGTGGAAGAACGAAAGACTGATCATTGCCGACACAGACAAAGGTTTGTCGAGCTGGAACGGCGCTAACGTAGTTTCTATAGGGTCTGTTGGCCTGATAGCAGTATCAAACCCAGGCTCTGGCTACACTTCTGCGCCAAATGTGGTCATCAGCGCACCCAATGATGCTAACGGGGTGCAAGCAGTAGCGACGGCAACGATTGTTACCGGATCTGGTGGTATCAGATCTGTCTATGTGACTTCAGGCGGCTCTGGATACACGGCTGTGCCAGATGTAACCATCGGCGCACCAAACATTACGGGTGGAACCCAGGCTACGGCAGTTGCAAGCATTAGCGCCGGGGCTGTCGTCTCAATCGCAGTTGTTGAAGCAGGGTCTGGATACACTTCTATCCCTACTGTTACCTTCTCTAGCGGTTCTGCTGCCGCTACAGCAGTCATTTCTACTGGTGGAGTAAGCACTGTATCTCTGACTAACGCTGGTAGCGGCTATACGTCATCTCCAACCATCACGTTTTCAGGTGGTGGAGGCTCTGGTGCTAATGCCATAGCTCAGATCGTTACATTCAGGACCGGCACAGTCAGCATCCTGCTCAACAACGGTGGATCTGGCTATACGTCAGCGCCAACGGTAGCTATCGGCGGTGCTAACACTACTCCTGCTACTGCTACAGCCATTGTTCTAGGAAACACAGTCTCTCAGATCGTGATGACCAACCCTGGCGCTGGGTACACAACTGCAAACGTAACTCTTTCCGGTGGTGGGTTCACGACCGCTGCCAACGTCACCGCAGTTGTAAACACAGATCAGGTGGTTTCCGTAGCCACATTCTCTGGCAGAACTTGGGTGGCCGCTGGACGCACTGTCTACTACTCAGCAGCAGACTCTTACAGCGATTTCACCAGTGTCTCCGCTGGGTCTCTGACCATTTCAGACTCGACTCTGCACGGCAACATTAAAGCTCTTCTGTCTGCCAACAATTTCTTGTACATCTTTGGCGAGACAAGCATCAACGTCTTCTCTGACGTTCGTGTTGACACCAACGGTCAAACTTTATTTACCAACACCAACGTATCTGCAAGCGTAGGAACCAAGCGTATCTACGCTATCTACCCGTTCTTCCGCTCTGTGCTGTTCATGAACGACTACGGGATCTATTCTCTAGTTGGTTCTACCACCAGCAAGTTGTCAGACGCTTTAGACGGGGTGTTCCAACTCATAGACTTTGCTTCGCCTATCAGCGGAGGACAAGTCCTACTGAACAACATACTATGCGCGGCATTCTCCTTCACTTACAACGACCCGGTAAATGGAGCGAGAAAGGTCCAAGCCGTGTTCTTCGAGAAGAAGTGGTTTCTAACCTCCCAAGGAGCGTTGGACTACATCACTTCCGTCCCTACAGCGGGGGTCATTCGCCTCTATGGGACCGCAGGCTCAAGCCTCTACCGTCTCTATGCTAATTCCACGTCCAATGTAGCAACAATGATCCAGACTGCTCTGATGCCTATGGGTGATCCCATACGGACCAAGCAGGCATTGAAGTTTGGGATAGAGGCACAGTTGCAAGCAGCATCTACGCTCCTAGTCAGCGTAGACAATGAACAAGGTATTGGGTCTACTGGTGCTTACACTATAGACAACTCAGTTGTTTGGTTAAACAACTTTTACCAACCAGTTACTTGGCAAAACAATAGTCTACAAACGGTTGGATGGGAAACATCTTACGGGTATGCTCTGTACAAATCAGATGCCCAACAATACGGCAAGTATCTCGGCCTGACCATCAACAGTAACAGCGCCGGTTACACAGTAAACACTTTTGAATTTGAACACGAATTGAGAGCGAGGTTCTAATGACTGTCCCATACGCATTTGCAAATCTAAGCGGAAACATCGCTCTCGCCAAACTAGACAGCAATTTCAACACGCCGATCACCATCGGCAATACGTCTGTCTTGTTGGGCAACACAGTCACCACGCTCAACAACCTCACGCTTGCCAACGTCACCATAACAAGTGGCACGAGCAATGTCACAAACGTCAACGTGACCAACGTCACCGTGACAAACTTGACGGCAACGCTTGCCAACGTGACTACTCTAAATGTCGCCAGCGCGTTTATTACCAGTGCCAACATTGGCACTCTGGCTCTGACCAACGCATTGTCTGTATCTAGCGGTGGTACTGGACAAGTCATTTTCCCGGCCAACAGCGTCCTGCTGGGTAATGGAACCGGAGGGATTGCGACGGTAGCACCAGGAACTGTGGGCAATGTTCTCACCAGCATCGGTGGGGTGTGGGTCAGTAATGTCGCTGTGAGTGGTGCAGCAGCCGGGGCGAACACGCAAATTCAGTACAACAGTTCTAATGCGTTGGCTGGCTCTGCAAATCTGACGTTCGATGGTACGAATTTAGGTGTTGGTGGAAGTGGAGATCCGTTTGGCAGATTTTATGGGCGTAGTGTTGGGCTGACATCATCGTCAAGTGCGTTCTTTGAAATCAATGCTGCAACAGGTAGTTCTTCAGGTATTGACTTTGGAGTAAATGCTTCTCGTACCGCAGGAATTACCAGTAATACAACGGAAACCAACTTCACTACGCTGGGCGCAACTCCGTTGCTGTTCGGTATTAACGGCTCCGAACAAATGCGCCTGACCAGCACGGGGCTGGGTATTGGGACGAGTTCGCCGGGATACAAACTGGAGGTAACTGGAACTGCTGCAATTAGCGGGGCTGTCACTTTGTCCGGCGGTACAGCCAGTGGTGTTGCCTATCTCAACGGTTCCAAGAGATCGGAAGAG